CCAGATCCGGCACCGTAGATGATTAGCTGGTGCTCACGGATGCCTAGGGTAAGTGGAGTTAGAGAAGGCCACGGCCACGACAACCCTTGCTTGGGTGTTCCCGCCTTGAGCGCATCCTTGATGCTAGTCACGCTCTTGATGTTCACACCCTCAAAGACTTCCTTTGGCTCCCACCATGCCGACACGAACGCCTTTCCTAGTCCGTATCTCAGGCAATCGTTGGGATCATTACAGCCAGTTGGGAGTACCAGCTTGCGAGTCTTAGCCGGCAGCATCTTAGCCACTTCTTGGTTCAGTTTCTGTCCGACCTCGTCTGCGTCGAAGCAAACTAGAATCTTGCTGAAAGCGTTGATAGCTGTGCGTCGTTGCCTAATCTGTTCTATTGCGTTTTCGCCATCAACTGGCGACCAGACGTGGAACAAAGTGCCTTCGTATCTAGTGCCTTTCTGGCTTTCTGCTAGCATTTCCTGTGCCGCTGGCGGGTCGCACTCTCCACCTACCAGCAGCAAGGTATCCATGCGTCGTCCCGAGTCCAGAACTGCTTGCAATGTATGCTCGCCGAACAACTCAAAACTGCCCCACTGCTTGCCTAGGTGCCCAAACCGAAAGTCTTTCGGGATAGTGCGGCACTTGGCACCTACTACCTCACCTTCCTCGTACTTAGGATAGTAGTGACGAGCTACCTTACCCTGTGCATCATGGCCTACACGGATATTGTACATCTTTGCGTACTTGCCGTGTATCTGTCGGTCGATGAGGTGCTTGATTTTTAGTGAGTTGAAGTGCTTGACATCAAGATTCCACTCCTCCTGCAACGTCTCTCTTTCTTCCTCCGACATCACCTGCCAGCGATCACGCTCTCGCATGCCAGATAGTGCAAGCTGGCGCGTGAACTCATCGGCTATCTTGCCCTCTCGTTCCAGCTCTTCGTACTGCTCGACGCTGTATTTTATCTTACCGTTGATCTCTCCTTCGATGATGGGATTAGTGCCATCAGGTGCCACGTACAACCGTTCACCCGATGCGTGAAAGTTAGCCCTGTTGCATAGCTGCCCGCCATCAGAGAACGTCATTAGATGGTTGGCTGTCTTATCATGCCCAGTCTCAGCGCATTCAGGGCATTGTGTGTTGCTCACTATGGACATTAAAGACCCCCGCCACGCTTCACTTCACGACGAGCACGGCGCTGCTCTCGGTCATCCTTGCGGTGCTTGGAGTGATAGTTTTTCTTCGGCTTGGTGCAAACTATCTTCTCTGCGTTCTGTTGCATGCTGCTCTCCTAGAAAATGTATTCTTCTATAGTGGGGTGTTGGAATAAATACGAAAACAATGATTCAAGGGTGCCGGGGTGTACTGCGAGGTGCATGCACAATGCGTGCAAAATCTGTTCACCGCGGTGAACAACATTTACTTAGGATTATGGTCGATGAGATAGTTTAGGAAAAGTGTTGACGCCAAGACTCAGATATGATACTTGACCAATCTCACCCAGCGTGCCCTGCATCCTTGAATCCCTAGCGCCTTTTCCATTGTCTTTTCTCCTGAAAAGCAACCTTGACCTGACGTTCTTGACCTTACAACGTACCTAGAATCCTAGAATCCTGATATCCTTCTATAGTGGGGTTAATCAAATCTGTTCACTGCGGTGAACGGAATGCATTTGGGATTACTCACCCATCGCCAGCGCTAGCCTTCGGCTGATTGTTTTCAGGAGAAAACAAATAAAGGTGCTAGTCTGATAGGGATCCGCTTTCCAGCGCCAACTAGGATGCCTGTCGGCTTTCATCGTCTAAGTAGGGCATTGCATGGGGGTGTTGAGAACCTGCGCGGCAGGAGCCTAGGAGGCTTGCGCAGGGTAGTACCGGCAGAGGTGCCAGCTATAGCCAGAAACAAATAAAAGCCCCACCTGATAGACAGGCAGGGCTAATTGTCAAGCTTTCTTACGCGAACGCGTAAGTAGATTCTAGGATTTCATTCAAGTCTAAGGTTCCAACGTAAGGAGCTTCTTCTTTTATCTCCTCGCCAAGGATGTCTTCAGCCGACTGCTTGAAAGTTTCAAGCCAGTTATGCTGGTACATTTGAACCATCTCCTCTCTCAGTATGCGTCGAAGGTCTCCTGTCTTGCCTGCGTGCGTACCAAAGGAGTCATGGATGACAGCGATACCCTTCATACCTGAATCTGCAAAGCTATTGACTGATTTTATCAGGTGGCTAGCGTCCATGCTGTGGATAAAATTAGGTGCCGAGCTTGAACGCATGCCAGCAACGTCGATAGAGTCCATCTCCTCTCGTATAGTAAAGCTAGTCTTGCCCATCAGGTACGTGTAAACCCTGCGGCTTTGCGTGTTGTATATGGCCTGCTCCACAATAAAGCCTGTGGGCGTCGTCCATAGCAGCCCTTTGTCAGCCTTGGCAACCTTGCCGGCAACCTTGCGAATGAAAGACATTCCCTCACGAGCAGCTACTACCACCTCACCAATGCTTGCCCAGACTACCTTGGTACAAATTGCCACGGCCAGATCCTTAGATACCAGCGGATTCTCGCCCATGAAAGGATGCACTGGATTCAATCCACGACCTGCGGCCTTGGCTTGCATTGCCTCCTTAGATTCTAAGTCCTTTAGGTATTCGAAAATGCTTTCCCGGCACGAGGATACTGAACTGCCGTAAGGAAGCGTCATAACAGAAGGTTTTGTAAGCGTCCTAGTTAGTAGAGACGTCCATGCCTCGCAAGCCTTGGCGATGCAAGCATCAGATACATCGTCGTCCTTGGCTTTTATCTCCAACTTCTCCTCTCCTTTTACAATCCTTTGCATCATTGCCTTAGACACATCAGCAACCTCGTTGTAAATATCCTCTGGCTTGCCTGAATCAGTGAGATTAACAGCGCTTCCGCCGCGCTTGTCTTTTAACAGGGCACTGTAATGCTGAATGCCACTGCAAGACCCATCTTGCGCAACGGCTGTCTTGCTTGGGAACTCAGAAGCTAGCTTTCCTACGTCCGTCCATTCAAGTAACTCGTTCCACTCAAGTGCCCACGCTAGGAACTGCCACGGCTCGTCAGCATCTGCCCATGCCCTGAATGTCAGCGGATCGGCTGCGATGTCGCGGATCGTTTCCTGCATCTCGTCCATCAGCGCTATGCGCTCAGCAAAGGGCTTCTTGTCGGCACCCCAGACATTAGCGCCGTGCACTGCTAACCAGTCGCGGCCTTCATCGCCCAGTTTTTCGGAGCGAGCGAAGCGTACCAGTGACTTCTGCAAATCAGCTCCTTGCGGACTGAAGGTGGAAGCACGGCAGTACACGCGGCTGCGGCTATCCAGCGTGTACACGAAATAGAACTCGGGATACCGAGCGAATCTCTCAGCCGATGTGACGGTTCGCGTGCACGTCATGTACTTGCTTGCGCGGGTGTTCTCTGCCTCGTAAATATCGCGTGCGTCATTCTTCCACTGCTTAAACTCCACTTCTTCATCAGGTGTAAGCTGGTCGTACAAATCCTTTCCGCGCAGGCCATCCAACTCAGGACGCACAGGAGCTTGCTCAGGACGTAGCGGGTCGGCCTGTGGCATACCTATGCACAGGTCACGGCTTTGCACTTCACGAGCTACGTTGAGCACCTCCTTGTTGATCTCCCAAGGTACACGCTGGAGGTTGTTGACCGCTTCATAAACCTCGGGCATTTGTTCATAGCTCAATAGCTTCAGGTGCTTGCGATTGCGAACCTTGACTAGCGGCAGTGTGCGTGCCACCTCGGGCATAAAGTACCCGCCTGATGTCGGGCTAGTCCAGTCACGTGGTGGTACTACGCAAGGCGTGTACTCAGGCGCCATCTGCTTGATGAACTCACTAAACTCATTGCACCAGCCTGACACCTTGGCGCTGATCTCAAGCCGGTAAGTGTCGCGAGCAGTAGGCCTAGCTATACGAAAAACTGGCTCGCCGTCGTATGATAAAGATTCTTGCATTACCTCAATCATTGTAAAGCCAAGGTGCAGAAGGTCAGACTTAGGCCACGCTATCCATCGGTCGATGTCCACGGCATAGCTGCCCGTGGCTTCCGATACTGCCCGCTCAGCCTTAGCTAGCACGGCACGCTGGTGCTTGTACTTCTTAGAAAATGCACGGAGTAGAGACTTGCGCACAGCCTCAAGGTATTTTGGGGCTACTGCGTCCACCTTAGAAAAGCGTGCCTGATCCTCGATGCGGCTACCTATCTTGATGGCAACACTTTGCAGAGAGGTCTCGTTTGGAAGCATGTCAAGCGCTGTCTTTATAGTGATATACGCAAGGTTTACAGGCGGCACGCATTCCATGAATGGAACTGACTTGGCTACATTCCCGCGACGCGAGCGGTAGTGCTCAACATAAGCCTGCGATGCTTTTGCCATCGGGTCTATGAGGTCTTGTATCAGCCGCTTGTTGGGCTTCGAGGCACTGGCCTCACCCTGATCCACGATTCGCTGCTGCTGGCTCTGGTACCTTGCCACACCTCCATCAAAGGCCGCCTGCTCCAGCCGCATCTGTTCAGCTTGCAATAGCTCTTTATTCCAGTCCATGTATCCGTCCTTTCTAATAAATGAGATTAGCTGCGGCGATGCGCGAGCAAGTCAAGTATTCGTCACGCTGTACAAGCGTAAGCATTTCCTCCTCGTAAGCTTCTAGGATGTCAAGCGCTCCATCCTCTCCGTTGCGTCTAATTAGTACGTCAAACTGTGCATTCATAAATTGCAATGCCTTCCGAGCGATGCGGATGTTTTTTACTCGTTCATTAGAATCGGTCATTAGTAATTTCCCTCGTGATTCGTGCGATGTCTTGGGTTGTCAACTTCTTTTCTAGCCACGGCGCAAGGTAGCCTTTGCGATCCAGCACCTTGAATTCTACTTCTTCTGGCTCTGGTGCTATAGCGTCACCAAAACCGGAGCCTGTTACCCGCATTGGCATAGCCGGCGAGTAGTAAGTGACGCTTATACCGCATGGTATACCCTGAACGTGCGTGCTTAGGTCTGAAGTATGACTCATGTTAAGCCCCTTTTTATCCGAAAATTAAAACAAGTGCGTAATACCCTATGAGAAACGCGATGATAGCAGGTAACAATCGTAAAAAATACCTGTAGTAATGTAGAAAATACCGTTACCACTAGCGCTAATATCACGCCTATGCAGAATGCAATGTTTTTGAAAAGCATTATAACCTCAGATCATAAGGCCGCCAGACAGACGGCCAGTTGATGACTACGCTGCTTCAGCTTTGCTTAGCGTATTAAAAGCTTCCAGCAAGCTACCATGCGCCTCATGCTGGCTATTATACCCAGCCTTCACTAGCATGCGGAACGCTGTGCGTACCTTGGCTTTATTCATGGACTCCTCAGCGCTCAGGCCTAGCCGTGCGTACAAGCATCCGCTATCAAACTGCGGCAGGTAAGGTGCCGCGCCTTGCGACTTTTTACCCTTGCCTTCTTGGCGAATGGCGGCTAGCTCAGCTTGTAACTCCTGAATGATTCCAGTGAGTCGCTTTAGCTCCTCGGCACTATCCGCGGGGACTTCCGCCAAACCTGATCCGCTTGGCGCTTCGCTGCAAGCTGATGTGTCCCAAGGTGCCCCAGTGTCCACGTCCTCGCTGAATGCCACTGGCGCAGCCTGTGCTTCGCTGTGCGAGGCGTTGTCTTGCTGGGTGTGTGCTTGCCCTGCTTCTGGTGCATCAGGCTCAGCCGAGGAGGCAAGGCGGTCTTGCAACCCTTGCACGGCCTTAGCGGTGAGCGACCCTGCGCCCTCCTCGCTTGCTTCGCGTGCCGCTGCTTTAACCTCCTCGGGCATGCCTGCTAGCTTATGCAGCACAGCGATGCTCTCGCCTGACAGCGGGTCATTCTCACCGAAGGCACTGGCTACCGACATAAGGCGATAAACGAAAGTCTTTTTAAACTCAAAGACATCATCAGCCCATGCCAAAAACTCCTTTGCGTTGTTGAACTCCTCGCGTGCCTCGTTGAGCAGGTGCCCAACTTTAAGCAAAGCGCCAGCGGCAAGGCTCACGCTGTCTTTAATCTCATCTTCAATTTCAGGCAAGCGAGCGACCGGCTGGCCGTCTTGCTTTGCACTCAAAGTGAAGGCAGCTCTATTGCCAATTACCACCAGCGCCTCATAAGCCGCGAGCATTACTCTACCGGCCTTGGCCTTAGCGTTCCACGCCAGCGATTCAAGCACTTCTTCTGCAACGCCCAGCGCGTCCACTGATTCTTGCAATAGCAGG